GAACAACAAACACGGGTGGCGGTGGAGGGGGCGGAGGTATTGGTGCAAACTCAGGTAGCGGAGGATCAGGTATAATTATTATTTCTTATACTGGTAATCAAAGAGGCACAGGAGGAACAATATCTTCTTCCGGTGGTTACACAATACATACATTTAATTCTTCGGGAACATTTACAGCTTAATTACGGAATAAAAAATGGCCTCTAAAAATAGAAATCTATCGGCAATGCCAACCAACACGAACTCGATGAAAGTTCCTGTTGGTAATACTGCTACCAGAGGAGCAAACACAGCAGGCTTTATTAGATTCAATAGTGATCTGAATACACTAGAAGCAGCCAATGGTACTGTGTGGGCCAATGTAGGTTCAGGTTCAGCAAGTTCTGGTAGTGGAGTTTCTTGGCAACCAATACAAAATACAAATTTTATTTCAGTTAAAAACAATGGATATTTGGTCAATACGGCCACAGGTAATGTTACTATAACTTTACCAACGGCGCCAACTTTGGGTGATATTGTAACGATAGTTGATTATGCCGGTGTTGCAAGTGCCAATGCTTTTATACTTTATGCTGCCGGAAATAAAATTCAAGGCAACACATTAAACGTCAATGTCCAATCAAGTGGTTCAGCATTAGGATTAGTGTATACTGATTCTACAAGAGGATGGATTCCTTATTCTGGATTTTCAACATCACCAATTGGAAATTATTCAATTAGTTATTTGATTGCTGCAGGTGGCGGTGGCGGTGGTGCTTCAGGTGGTGGCGGTGCTGGCGGCTTAATTACAGGAACAGCAGTATCAATTATTCCAGGAACCGCATATGCAATTTCAGTCGGTGCGGGAGGTACTGGCAGCGGAGGCGCTGGAATTTCTGGAACAAATACCACATTTTTTGGCCAAACGGCTGTTGGCGGTGGTGGCGGTGGAGGCCACGGTGTTGCTGCTACAAGTGGTGGTAGTGGTGGCGGCGGAGGTTCAGCGGCTACACCAGCTGGTGCAGCAGGAACATCAGGCCAAGGAAATTCCGGCGGTACTGGAAATGGTGCTCAAACTGATCCCTATGTGTCTGCTGGCGGCGGTGGTGCAGGTGCTACAGGAGGAAATTATTCGGGCGTATCATCAGGTAGTGGAGGAGCTGGATTAGCATCATCAATTACAGGCACATCCCTTTATTGGTGTGGTGGTGGAGGCGGCGGTTCTCAAGGTCAATTAAATCGTGGTGGTGCTAATAATGGAATTCCAGGAAATGGCGGCATAGGTGGTGGTGGAGGTGGAGCAAACTCATATGATAGTTCCGGTCGAGTGGGTTCCGGCGGAGGTTCAGCATTAAATTCTGGGGGTGCAGGCACATCAACTACATCAGCTGGTGCTATAGGAGGTAATGGCGGTGCAAATACTGGTGGTGGCGCTGGTGGAATGGGTATCACAGTTAGCACTGCCGGTAATGGGGGTTCAGGTATAGTTGTCATTTCTTATTTTGGTCCTCAACGAGCTTCAGGTGGAACAATTACTTCTGTTAATGGTTATACTGTTCATTCTTTCTTATCATCAGGAACATTCGTAGCTTAATGTTTCGTCACCAGATAGCTTAATAAATACCATAATGGCCCTCACAAGAATCCCAAGTTCCCTAGTAGCGAATACCTTTACAGCGAATACAGTTTTATTTGCTAATGGTTTAGGTTATCTTTCTAATACTAGTAACTTTAAATATTTCTCAGGTAACAATACAATTGCTGTTGGTGCTGTTGTTGCTGGTGGCATCGATGTAATCAGTTATACTCAAGCGGCTTTTAATGCCGCTAATGCTGCAGGTTCTTCTGCTTATGTTCAATCAGCATATGACCAAGCAAACACAGCCACAGGTATTGCTCAAGCCGCTTTTAATTCAGCAAACAATGTTGCACCACAAGTTCAACCAGCATTTGATAAAGCCAACTCAGCAAATGTGTTGGCACAATCTGCTTATAATTCCAGTAATGCTGTAAATCAATATGCAGCTTCTGGTTATGCTTTAGCCAATACCAATGCTACCAACATTACATTGGTTAATCAATTTGCACAATCGGGATACAATCAAGCAAACACGGCAACTGGTATAGCTCAAGCGGCATTTAACTCTGCCAATAACGTAGCACCTCAGGTACAACCAGCTTACGATAAAGCCAACGTTGCTTACACACTAGCACAATCTGCATACAATTCTAGTAATGCAGTCAATCAATATGCAGCTTTTGGTTATGCTTTAGCTAATACTAATGCAACCAATATTACATTAGTCAATCAATTTACACAATCAGCTTATAACGCTGCAAATGCGGCTGGTTCTTCTGCTTATGTTCAATCAGCATTTGATAAAGCAAACTCAGCAAATTCTTTAGCACAGTCAGCTTATAATGCGGCCAACACGGCATTATCTGGCAACACAATTCAATACTTAACAGTTAGCAAACAAACATATACTGCAACTGCCGGTCAAACAAGTTTTGCAGTTACTTATACTCCAGGCTTGGTTACATTAGTAATCAATGGTTCTACAATTGATTCTTCTGAATATACGGCAACTAATGGTAGTGCAATTGTATTAAACAATGCTGCCAGTTTAAATGATATTGTGGACATTACTGGATTTGTTTCGGCTAACACAATTTCATCAGCATTTACAGGACCACAAGGTAATACTGGCCCAGCAGGTCCATTGTTCACAGGTAACACCACTTATCAATTAATAACAACGAACACACAAAACGCAATATCGACCTCCACAGGTGCTTTGATTGTTTATGGTGGCGCTGGTATTTCTGGTAATGTTTATTCAAATAAAATCTATACTGATGGCATCTTTTACTCTGCTAATGGATTACCATTTCAGATGGGTTCACCGGACCTAACCGATAATTGGGCAAGGCAACAAGCTAATACTAATAACTTGGCAATCGTTGCTGTAAATCAATATGCAATGTCAGCATATTATAATGGTAATTTAAATGCTACCAGTATTACTTCCGTTAATCAATATGCTGCATCAGCATATAATACAGCAAACTTAGCATACAATACAGCAAACTCAGCATCATCCAATACAATTTACAATAATGGCGTTAATGTAACACAGAATACTAATATCATTTATTCTACAGCAATTGCTGGTTATGCTTGGAATACGGCCAACAATGCGCATCTAAGATTAGATGTTGGTGTTGGAACTCAAGCAACTCAGAATACTAGATTAGATGGTATTGAAGGTACTAATCTCACACAGAATACCAATATTACCACGGCTAATAATGCTGCTTGGGCTGCTTATGCTGCTGGTAATACTAATGCAACCAACATCACGGCAGTAAATAATTTTGCTCAGTCAGCATATAATACGGCCAACACCAAGTTCAATTCTTCTGGTGGAAATATTACTGGTTCGGTTACTATCTCAGGTAACAACGACCTTACTGTAACAGGTAATCTATATCTTACTGGTACACAATTTGTTTCGAATACACAATCATTCGTAACACAAGATCCTTTATTGGTTTTAGGATTAGGAAATTATACTTCTGATGCTGTTGATATTGGATTTGCTTCACACTATAACGATGGCGCAAATGCTCACACCGGTTTAATACGAGATTACGGCACTAAAGAGTATTATTTCTTTAAAGGTTATACACCAGAACTTGATACAAACAACAATGTTAATATCAATCATGCATCATTTTCTACAGCCAATGTTAACGCAGGATACTTTAGAGGTAATGTAATATCAAGAGGGTATGATGTTCTTGATTTTGCTCAAGCGGCATACAATTCTGCCAATAATGTGGCACCTCAGGTACAACCTGCATTTGATAAAGCCAACACTGCATCATCCAATACAGTTATTATTCAAGGTGTTGACCTTACTCAAAACACTCGTATCAATAGTATTGAAACTATTAACAACAATCAGAACACAACGATTGCTATTATTCAAGGTGTTGACTTAACACAAAATACTAGATTAGATGGTGTTGAAGGTACAAACTTAACACAGAATACCAATATTACCACAGCCAATAATGCTGCTTGGGCTGCCTATGCTGCCGGTAATACTAATTCAACAAACATTACCTATGTTAACCAGTTTGCTCAGTCGGCATATAATGCCGCTAATGCCGCTGGTTCTTCGGCATATGTCCAAGCCGCTTTTGATAAGGCTAATAATGCGTTGGCCAATACGTCTGGAACCTTCGCAGGTAACTTAACCACCACAGGTAACGTCAAAGTATCTAGCACACAAGCAGCGACCTCCACAACGACCGGTGCTTTGACTGTTTCTGGTGGTGTTGGTGTTTCTGGTAATCTTTATGCTGGTAACATTTATACCAATGGTGCTTTAATTAATAACTCTGCAGCACTTACTGTATACAAGTATGTTGCCACAGCAGGTCAAACCACATTTAGTGGTTCTGATAGTAATGCATTAACTTTATCTTATGTTGCTTCAGCAATTTTTGTAACACTCAACGGTGTTGTTCTTAATAATACTTTAGAATATACGGCAACTAATGGTACATCAGTAGTATTAGGAACTGCGGCTGAATTAGATGATGAATTAAACATTTATTCTTTTGGTGCTTTCCAAATTGCTGATGCTTATACTTCAGCACAGGCCGATTCAAGATTCTTAACACAAGCAAATGCAATAACAGGTTATGTGTCAACTGCTAACGGGACAGCAATTAATCAATTCGCTGCCGGTGCTTATACAAATGCCAATGGTGCTAACGGATTGGCGGCAGGTGCTTTTGCATTGGCCAATACTGCATCAGCCAACACCATCATTACACAAGGTATTGATAACACTCAAAATACCAATATTACAACGGCTAATAATGCTGCGTGGGCTGCCTTTGCATCTTCAAATACTAAGATTGCTTCGATTACCGGAACATCCAATCAAATTATTGTAACTGGTACAACTACACCAACCCTATCAACACCACAAGATATTGGAACAGCATCAAATGTTCAACATGGTTCTTTAGGTATTGGTACTGCTGCTTCTGGTACAGCAGGTGAAATTCGTGCAAGCAATAACATTACTGGTTACTATTCATCGGATAGAAAATACAAAGAAAACATCATTGATATTCCAGATGCGTTAAATAAAGTAGATGCTATTGGTGGTAAAATGTTTGACTGGACAGATTCCTACATACAGGAACACGGTGGTGAAGATGGTTACTTTGTTCAAAAACGAGATTTTGGTGTCATCGCTCAAGATGTTCAAGCAGTATTCCCCGAAGCAGTAAGAACAAGAGAAGATGGTTCTTTAGCCGTAGATTATTCTAAGTTAAGTGCTTTAGCGTTTGCCGCTATTGTAGAGTTGAAAAAAGAAATAGAACAATTAAAAAATAACAAATGACAAAGAATAGAACTCTAGCCGGAATATTACCTGATGGTAACGCAATGATGGTGCCAGCAGGTAATACTGCTCAGCGCCCAGCAAATACTGCGGGTATGATTCGTTACAATACAACACTCAATACACTCGAAGCGGCTAACGGAGTATATTGGGCCAATGTAGGTTCAGGATCAGCAAGTTCTGGAGGTTCATCATCTAATGTATCTTCATTGACATCGAATGTTTTTATTACTTCATCAAACAATGTTATTATATCAGCAAATACTGGTTTGATAGATGCATCAAATGCTTCAATTGGTTTTGTTATTCCCACAGGAACATTTACACAAAGACCAACTGCGGCAGCTAACGGAACAATTCGTTGGAACTCATCAAATAATTGGGCCGAAATGTATACAGGCTCAGCTACAGGTTGGGTTGTTCTTGCTTACGGCGGACAATATCAAATCACATATCTTGTTGTTGCTGGTGCTGGAGGCGGAGGTGGCCGTCACGCAGGAGGTGGTGGTGCAGGAGGATTACTCACAGGTACATCTTTTGTAACACCATTGTCTACTTATTCTGTTACAGTTGGTGCTGGTGGTGCCGGTGCAACAACTCAAGGTATAACCGGAACAGTTGGTACAAATTCAACTGCAATATCATTGACTGCAATTGGTGGTGGTGGAGGCAGTTCTTGGGGTGATGGAGGAGGTCCATCAGGACCAACTTCACCATCTGTAGCTACCGGCGGAGGATCGGGTGGAGGTAGTACCAATTCTGGAGCTGGAGCAGGAACATCAGGACAAGGATATGACGGAGGAACCAGTAGCTCCGGCGGTTGCGGTGGTGGAGGCGGCGGCGCAGGAGGAGTAGGATCCAATACGACCGGATCAACAGGAGGACCAGGCGGTCCAGGAGTTTTATTTTCTACTGATGGATATGGTTATTATTATTCTGGTGGGGGTGGAGGAGGCGGATGGACCGTAACCGGCGGTACAGGAGGATCCGGAGGCGGCGGCGGCGGTGCTGCTGATGCGCCGCCAAGTGGTTCAGCGGCCGCAGGAGGACCAGGAGGAACCGGCGGCAGAAATGCTGGAACAGCAGGCACCGGAGGAACAGCACCAGCAAGCACAAGAGGTGGCAACGGTGGCGGCAATACCGGAGGTGGTGGAGGTGGTGGTGCACAAAACTATTCACCTTACGGATCAACTTCTGCAGGCGGTAATGGAGGATCAGGCATTGTAATTTTTTGTTATCCTGGCACACAAAGAGGTTCTGGTGGCACAGTCACATCTAATGGCGGCAAAACAATACACACATTTACTTCTGGTGGAACCTTTACAGCTTAAATAATAACAATGACCAAATCAAGAAACCTAGCTAAATTTCCTAAGACTTCTGCAATACAAGTGCCGAGTGGTGATACTGCTGCACGGCCATCGGGCGCAAACGGATACTTTAGATACAATACATCAACATCTTCTTTTGAAGGTTACTCTAATAATAATTGGGGTGCTGTTGGTGGTGCAATGTATGTTTCTGCTAATACAGTTTCAGATGCAAATAATATCTCAACAGGATTTTTTGGTTTACCTGCAGGTACAACAGGTCAAAGACCAGCATATAGTGCCAATGGTTATCTAAGATACAATACCACACTATCTTCATTTGAAGGATTTTCAAGTGGTGTATGGGGTTCTATTGGTGGTTCTTCTTCTGCTGGTCTGGCTGGATGGTCAGTAATTAATTCCAATTATGCTGTTGGCAACAATGTTCAATTAATTGCCAACACAACCACCGCAGGATTCACAGTAACATTGCCTGCATCGCCTGTGTCCGGTAATACTGTTGTTATTACTGATGGTTCTATTATATCGGTTGGTTGGTCAAATAATAATGTTACTGTTGCTCGTAACGGTTCAACTATTTTAGGTTTCGCAGATGATTTAGTATTGAACATATCTCGTTCTACTACAACTTTAGTATATGATGGTGGTACATGGCAAGTTTCTTCTACTGTTGGACCAAAAGGTTCTGATGGTTCTCCAGGTGCTGCTGGTGCTAATGGTACTCCTGGTTCTGCTGGTGCTAACGGTACTAACGGTACCATTGGTGTTGATGGTGTTGGTGCTAATGCTACACAAAGAAATTATCGATTTAATTCTACCAATAATCAAACTATATTCATTGGTACAGATGCTTACAGTCAAACATTAAGTTATAATGTTAATGCTGTTTCTGTATATCTCAATGGTGTTTATTTAAGACCAACAGAAGATTATGTTGCTAATAATGGCACGACAATCTATTTGAATTCTGGCACATTAGCCAATGATGCTTTAGATGTTGTTTCATTCCAAAGTATGTCATTGACCGCAGCACAGAATACTATTACAACATTTGTATATACTGCAAGCAATAATCAAACATCTTTTGGTGGTGCAGATATTAATGGTAGAACATTAGATTATAACCAAAACAATCTTTTTGTAACACTTAACGGTCTTACACTTAGAAGTGGTGTTGATTATTTACAATCAAACACATCATATATTGCATTGACTTCTGGCGCATTAGCAAACGATGAAGTTAGTATTGTGGCCTTTGGGGCATTTCAATTACCAGGTACTGCAAACACAATAAGCAATTATTTCTATACTGCTAATTCAGGACAAACAATATTTACCGGCAATGATATTTACGGAAGTCCTTTGAGTTACAATGGCGGCAATTTAATTGTTACGAGAAACGGTTCTACTCTCAGAAACAAAATAGATTATACTGCATTAAGTGGTACATCAATTACATTAAACAATCCAGCATATGCTAATGATGAAATTGGTATTCTTACTTTTACTTCATTTATTACTTCTGCAAATACTGATTATCGTTATCTTAGTAAAATTGCTGATGATGTTTATACTGCAAACATTACATCAACGGCTACAGGATATTTTCAAGTACCACAAGGTACTACTGCACAAAGACCTGCGGCAACTTCTGCTGGTTTAATTCGTTATAATACTTCATTAAATTCATTAGAATCAGCAAACGGAACAGCGTGGTCAAATGTAGGATCCGGTTCATCATCAAGTGGTGGTGGTGGAGGTGTTACATGGACGCCAACAGTTCAGAATACAAGTTTTATAGCAGTAAAAAATAATGGATACTTAGTAAACACCGCAACAGGAAATGTAACAGTAACTTTACCGGCATCACCAACAGTAGGTGATAATATTACTTTTGTGGATTATGGTGGAAATTTTAGTGCTAACGCATTAATATTTTATCCTAACGGCAGTAAAATTAATGCAAATACAATTAACGTTGCATTAACAACAAGCACAGCATCCATTGGACTTGTTTACACAGATAATAATAAAGGCTGGATTGCATACAACGGATTTCAAAGTTCACCAATTGGAAACTACAATGTTGAATATTTGATTGTCGCTGGAGGAGGCGGCGGTTCTTCTGGTTATTGCTCTGGTGGAGGTGGTGCAGGTGGTATGTTAACTGGTGTAACCCCAATTGCTTCCGGTACAGCATATTCAATTTCAGTTGGTGCTGGTGGAACAGGTGTCACCGGTGGATCAGGTTGGCCAAATGCAAAAGGAACTAGTGGATCAAATTCTTCTTTTGCTTCATTAACATCCATTGGTGGTGGCGGCGGTGCAGGTAATAATTCAGGAAATGGATTAAACGGTGGCTCTGGTGGTGGCGGAGCCAGCGTTAGTCAAGGTGTTGGAGGATCAGGAACCGCAGGACAAGGAAATCCAGGAGGATCAAATAATAGTCAAAGTATTTCACATGGTGGTGGTGGTGGCGGTGGTGCAGGTGCATCAGGTGGAACAGGAACAACTGCACAAGGTGGTGATGGCGGAATAGGATTAACAACAAGTATTACCGGCACATCAACATATTATGCTGGAGGTGGTGGTGGTGGAACATATTATTATAATGGTTCTGGCTCCGGAAATGGACCGGCCGGTGCTGGAGGTTTGGGTGGCGGCGGAGCCGGAGGAAGATATTCCGGTGCTCCAGCAATAGGTACATCAGGTTCAACAAACCTTGGAGGTGGCGGCGGCGGTGGAGCAGGATTCGATTCACCAACAATTTCTTATAATGGTGGAAATGGCGGATCTGGTTTTGTAGTTGTTCGTTATCTTGGACCACAGAGAGCTTCAGGTGGAGCAATATCGATTTCTGGTGGATACACCATACATACATTTACCGGTTCAGGAACCTTTACGGCTTAAGATATGAGTAAAACATCGACACTAGCAGATATCGTTTCAGCAAATTCTACATTGATTGTTCCTACTGGAGGCACATCAAGTAGGCCTTCAGCTAATGCTGGTTCAATTCGTTTCAATACAGATTTAGGTACATTAGAAAGTGCTAATGGAACGGCATGGGCCAATGTGGGTTCAGGTTCAGCAAGTAGTTCTAGTGGCGGTGGACTTTCATGGCAAACAGTTCAAAATACAAGTTTTATTGCTGTTGCTGGAAATGGTTATCTTGTTAATACGGCATCATCAAATGTAATCACAACTTTACCCGCAAGTCCAACATTTGGCCAACAAATACAATTCTTAGATTATGGTGGTTACTTGAGTGTAAATGGTTTAATCATATACGCCAACGGAAATAAAATTTTAGGTAACACAGCCAATGCAACATTAACAACCAATACTTCAACAGTAGGAATCATTTACACAGATTCAAATAAAGGATGGATTCCTTATTCTGGATTTACGACATCACCAATTGGAAATTATAATGTTGAATCATTCGTGCTTGCCGGTGGTGGAGGAAATAACTATACGGCTGGCGGTGGGGCTGGAGGATTATTATCATCTTCACTCACAGCTGTTATTCCAGGAATTTCTTATACCGTTACTGTGGGTGCTGGAGGTGCTGTTTCTGGTAGCGGAACTTCATCGAGTTTTAATAATTTAACGGCAGTAGGTGGTGGTGGCGGCCAAGATGGATCTCGTAATGCTATTGCTGGTGGTAGCGGCGGAGGTTCTAGATACTCTGATCGACCAGGAGGATTAGGAACTTCGGGACAAGGATATCCAGGTGGTGTTGGTTCTGATGGATTAGTTGCTACAACTCCTTCAGGTGGTGGCGGTGGTGCAGGAGGTACTGGAGGTAATGCAGCTGGAAGTCCAGGTTATGGTGGTGTAGGAGGAGTTGGTATTGCATCTTCATTTAATGGATCATCAACTTATTATGCTGGCGGTGGAGCCGGTGGTGCCGATGGTGGCGGTGGCGGCAATACAGGTGGTAACGGCGGCGGCGGTCCAAGCGGTGCTTCAGGAGTAGCAGGAACTCCAGGATCAACCAACCTTGGTGGCGGCGGTGGAGGAGGTTCTGCTGGTCCAGGACAAACGGGCGGATCAGGTAGAGTTATGATTCGTTACCTTGGCGGACAAAGAGGTGTAGGTGGTACTGTTACATCATCCGGTGGTTACACAATACATACATTTACCGGTTCAGGAACATTTACGGCTTAAGATATGAGTAAAACAAGAAACCTAGCTAATTCAGCACCACAATTTAATTCACTAATTGTTCCTACTGGCAATACAGCACAGAGGCCAACTGTTACTGCCGGACAAATTCGTTTCAATACAGATTTAGGTACATTAGAAAGTGCTAACGGAGTATATTGGGCAAACGTTGGTTCTGGTTCAGCAAGTTCTGGTGGCGGAGGAATTTCTTGGCAAGCAGTTCAGAATACAAATTTTATTGCTGTTGCAGGAAATGGATATGGAGTTAATACTGCTACAGGAAATGTTGTTGTTACTTTGCCAGCAAGTCCAACCGCAGGACAACAAATTAATTTATTTGACTATGGTCAAACATTTAGTGCTAATGGCGTAATTATATATTCAAATGGAAATAAAATATTAGGTAATACGGCAAATATAACAATACAATCTAGTGGTGCTTCGGTTGGATTAGTTTATTATGATACAATCAAAGGCTGGGTTCCTTATAATGGATTTTCAAGTTCAATTATTGGACCTTACACATTAAGTTATTTAATTGTTGCTGGTGGTGGCGGAGGTGCTGGAGGAAGTTATCATGGCGGAGGTGGTGGTGCTGGAGGAATGTTATCTGGTTTAAATCTTTCTGTTATTCCAGGAACAGGATATTCCGTAGTTGTAGGTGCCGGAGGTGCAGGCGGACCAAGTGCAAGTGGATCTTCAGGATCAAATTCTTCACTTTATACATTAACTGCAGCATTAGGTGGCGGCGGTGGAGGAAGTTATGTGGGGCCTTTTGCTGGAGGATCAGGCGGTTCTGGTGGAGGCGGATGTGGAGCCTCTAATACAGGTGCTATTGGGCCAGCAGGAGCCGGTACAGCAGGCCAAGGAAATCCTGGAGGTTCAGGTTCATCAAGCACCGCTCCGGCTTATGGAGGAGGAGGAGGCGGTGGTGCTGGAGCATCAGGAACAAACGGAACAGGACCGGCTGGGGGTGCTGGTGGTGCAGGATTGCCTTCATCAATAACCGGATCTTCTACATATTATGCCGGCGGCGGCGGCGGAAGCACATATGCTTCAGCTGGTCCTGCTGGAGCTGGAGGTACTGGAGGTGGTGGAGCTGGAGGAACTCCTGGAGCAGGCGCAGCAGGAGGAACAAATACCGGGGGTGGTGGCGGCGGAGGAGAACGAGGATCTCCAACAACAGGATCAGGAGGTTCAGGTGTTGTAATTGTTTCTTATCTTGGTGGTCAAAGAGGATCCGGAGGAACTGTTACTATTTCTGGCGGCCAAACAATACATACTTTCAATTCTTCAGGAACATTTACGGCTTAACACATGACTATCTATCAAAATAATATTGCAGGCTCAGGATTTTTACAAGGTGCCACAGGTGCTCCAGGTCCAGCAGCCAACACATTCATTCAAGAATATGAATACATTGCTACACAAGGACAAACGTTATTTTCTGGTAACGACAAATACGGTAATCCAATGTCATATGCTGCCAATGGAATTTTTGTTGCATTGAATGGTTCTCTACTAAATGAATTAGAAGAATACTCTGCAATTAATGGCTCATCATTAACATTGAATCAAGCAGCTTCAGCAAATGATGAATTAATTGTATATACATTTCCAGCATTTAATGTGGCTAATACATATACACAACAACAAGCCAATACGATATTTTTATCACAGGCAACAGCAAACGGAACATTTGCATCTATAGCAAATACATATACTCAAGCACAAGCTAACACAATATTTTTAAAATTAACCGGCGGAACAATTTCTGGTAATGTAAACTTTGCCAATGGTTCAAACTTTACGGTGCCTGTAGGTAATACTGCTCAGAGGCCTGTTGCGGCTGCAGGATTCATTAGATACAATACGGATTTAAATACACTCGAATCTGCCAATGCAACGGCGTGGGCCAATGTAGGTTCTGGTTCAGCAAGTTCTGGTGGTTCATCATCAAACGTAGCATCTGTAACAGGTAATGTTTATATTAGTTCTGCTGGAGGATTAATTGATGCTTCTAATGCTACATTAGGTTTTGTATTTCCTGCAGGAACATACGCACAAAGGCCAATTGCAACAGCAAATGGCACTGCAAGATGGAATACAAGTAACACACAACTAGAAGTTTATGTTGGTGGTGGAATCTGGCAAGCAATTGCATACAGTAGTTATCCAGTTGCAGCATTAATTCTTGCTGGTGGTGGAGGCTCTGCTAATTATGGCGGAGGTGGTGCAGGAGGACTTCTTTATGTTGGTTCAACTTATGTTGTTCCAGGAACTCCTTACACCGTTACTGTTGGTGGTGGAGGAGCTGCATCATCTTCAGGATCAAATTCATCAGCAATAAATCAATCCGCTATTGGCGGAGGTGGAGGTTACGCTTCTACATATACTGCAAGAAGCGGAGGTAGTGGCGCAGGAAACTCTTTTGGTTCGGGATATGGTGGACCAGGATCTGGTACAACTGGCCAAGGAAATCCTGGCGGCCAAGGAATGGATGGAATTTCGCAATACACTACAGGTGGTGGTGGTGGCGGCGCCGGTGCATCAGGCGGTGCAGCTTCAGGATCACAACCAGGTCCTGCAGGAAGTGGAGGCACAGGTACAGCTTATTCAATTTCCGGCACTTCAACAACATATGCTGGCGGAGGAGGTGGAGCTTCAAATGCAGGACCACAAGCTGGCGGCGGTGCTGGTGGTGGAGGTACAGGAAATAATACTGGCGGCACTAATGGTGGCACAAATTTAGGTGGAGGCGGTGGCGGTGGCGGTGGTACCGGAGGTTCAGGTATTGTAATTATTCAATATGCTGGCACACAAAGAGGTACCGGCGGAACATATACTTACACCGGCGGATATTCTATTCACACCTTCACTTCATCGGCAACATTTACAGCTTAATTATGGCAACAACAACTCAAACATTATTTGATCAAGCGAACTCAGCAATAACTGGAATTGATGCGTCATTAATCACACTTCAACAACAGAGTGATGAATTCAATGTAGTTACTGCGGCAGCCAATACAACCATACCAACAGCCAATGGTAATGTTTCAACTACATCATCAACAGCTGCATATTATAACAAAGCTGAATCTGATACATTATACCTTAGCACTTCTGGTGGAACAGTTACAGGAAACATAACGGCTACCGGATTCTTTTATGCTAACGGAGTATCTGTTGGTGGTGGAAGTGGTGGTGTAGCTGCAGTAAATGGTGTTGTAGATATGAGTGCTGCATATTCATCGTTAATTTTACCTAGAGGAACAACAGCACAAAGGCCATCTTTTGCGGCTAATGGAGCAATTAGATGGAATTCTTCTAATAATTGGTTAGAAGTTTATACTGGCGAAACAACGCAATGGTCGGTTCTTGCTTATGGTGGCCAATATTTAATTACTTATTTGATTGCTGCTGGTGGCGGTGGTGGTGGTAGTGACATGGGTGGCGGTGGTGGTGCCGGTGGTTATCTTTCGGGAACAACACTCGTTACACCTGGACTTAGTTACACAATTTCTGTTGGTGCTGGTGGCGCTGGAGCTCCTGCCGGCACATATCAAAATAAAGGCATCAATGGTAATGATAGCACAATTGGTCGGCTTGTAATAACATCAGTTGGTGGAGGTGGTGGCGGATCTGAATATGGTGGAGGACCTTATCAAGCTGGTGCTTCTGGAGGATCAGGTGGAGGTGCAGCCGGTGGTCCGGCTAGCGGTGGAGCCGGAACATCCGGCCAAGGATATCCCGGTGGCGGCAACGGAGGAATTTGGTATATGGGTGGCGGCGGTGGCGCAGGCGGCGTAGGTGCCGGTTCTGGCGGCGTAGCTACCGGAGGAATTGGAATTCAAAATTCTATTCTAGGAACAAATTATTATTGGTGCGGTGGCGGTGGCGGAGCCGGTTATTCTGTTAATGGAGGTACCGGCGGAGCTGGCGGTGGCGGTGGCGGTGCAGTTGGTTCACCTAACGGCGGTAGTGGCATAACTACAGGAGCAACTGGCGGAGGCGGCGCCACAGTAACACAAGCAAATACTCCAGGTGGAAATGCTGGACAGTATACTGGAGGTGGCGGTGGCGGTGGCGCACATTACAACTTAACCAATCCAGGCGGTAGTGGTGGTTCAGGAATTATTGCTATTACATATGTTGGTCCACAACGAGCCACGGGTGGAACAATTACCACCGTTAGCGGCAATCCTGTTCATACTTTTTATAGTTCCAGCACTTTCGTAGCATGATAAATACCCTAATAACAGAGGGATTCAAATGGCAACAATTTCTAGCAGACCCGATTTCAAAAACTATTGCTTACGCAGATTAGGTTTTCCCGTTATTGAGTTGAACCTTGATGACGATCAAATTGAAGATCGTATCGATGATGCACTTCAGTATTGGCAGGATTACCATTTTGATGGTACACAGAAAGTGTATTATATCAAAGCAATTACACAAACCGATATCAATAACAAATATCTAAATTTGGCTGACGCTAAAGATGGTAGTAATAACGCCATGGATATTATTGGTGTTACTCGTATATTTCCTGTGCAAGATTCGCAGGCCACAGTTTCAATGTTTGACCTCAGATATCAGTTACGGTTAAACGAACTCTATGACTTCACCTCCGCATCATACATCAACTATACATTAACAGCACAGCATTTACGTTCACTGGAGTTATTGTTCTCTGGAGAAGTTCCTATTCGATTCCAAAGGCATATGCAGAGGTTGTATATCGATTGGGCATGGGGAGCATCCGAAGCACCAAAAGGTACCGTTGTTATTGCCGAAGCCTATGCTAATATTGATCCGGCAATTTACAATAAAGTTTGGAACGACCGTTGGTTAAAAGAATATGCTACTGCGCTTATCAAAAGAAGTTGGGGAAATAATTTAAAGAAATTTTCTGGTATTCAATTACCCGGTGGTGTTACATTAAACGGCGATAAGATATATGAAGAAGCGGTTGGCGAAATTGAGAAATTAGAAACTGAAATGCAAGTTGAGTATGGAGCTCCGCTAGAATTTCTGATGAACTAATATGGCAACCAACCTCTATTTCAACAATTATAATGCTCACGGCGAGCAAAATTTAGTTGAGGATTTAATTGTGGAATCCATCAAGATGATGGGTTTTGACGCAATGTATCTTCCTAATGATAACTCACAATCTCGAGATTTGTTATATGGTGAAGATCCGGTAAAAAAATTCGAATCAGCTTTTCCTTTGGAGATGTACCTTTCTTCCGACCCATTAGATTATATTGGTAAAAAAGATTTCTTTTCTAAATTTGGGCTTGAGATTAAAGATGATGTTAATGTTATTGTATCCCGCAGAGCCTTTGCTCAAAGAGTTCCACAGAATACATTCACACGACCAAGAGAAGGTGATTTAGTTTACATTCCTTTTCTAAATGGTACTGGTGAATTGTTTGAGATTAAATTTGCTGAGCAATCCAAAGATTTTCATATGTTGGGTAGACCTCAACCTTATTTCTATGAACTCAATCTAGAGAAATTTAAATACTCACAAGAAGTTATTGATACGGGTGTTGATGAGATTGATGCTGTTGTTACAAACAATGCCTATACTTTAAGTTTGAATCTTGGTGTAGGATCAGGTTACTACAATATTAAAGAGGTTGTATTCCAATCGCTTGACGGAACATATGCTAATGCTTCAACTGTTGCTATCGTTCAATCGTTTATTCCATCTTCTAATACATTGACAGTAACTAATATTGCCGGAGAATTCGTTAACAATAGAATAATTCGTGGACAGTCAAGTAATGCTTATTATACATTAACAACATTTAATCCTTTAGAGGACCATTCATTCTCTGAAACATATGACAACGAACACATTTCTGAGAGTGCTAACTCAATTACAGATTTTTCGGAATCAAATCCTTTCGGTTCAATCTAATGGCTAATACATCATACAATCGAATTATTAGAAAATTGGTTATTGGCTTTGGTAATATGTTTAAAGATATTACTTTGGTTCGGTATAATCCAAATTTATCTGAAGCTGAACGATTTATTGTTCCTATTGTTTATGCTACTAAAGAACTTTATGTTCGGCGTTTAGAGGATGATCCTCAATTAGATAAAAAAGTTCAAATGACGTTACCAAGAATGTCCTTTGAAATGTCAGGACTTACCTATGATTCTTCACGAAAACAGAATACAAACATAAAGCAATTTTCAAAAGTTACAGGTAGTGTAGTTTCACAATACATGCCGGTGCCATATAATTTTGATTTCAACCTTTACATCTATGTAAGAAACGTTGAAGATGGTACACAAATCATTGAACACATTCTTCCATATTTTGCACCCGATTACACCATTAAATTAAATTTAATACCTGAATTAGGAATTGTTAAAGAAATTCCTATTATATTAAATGCAGCTACATCCGAAATTGAATATGAAGGTGATAAAAATTCTGAAACAAGGATGATTATTTGGACCCTTAACTTTACAGTTAAAGGATTCATATTTGGTAAAACATCAACTGCGGGTCTTATTCGAACATCCATTACAAATATCTTTAGTAATATTTCGGCAGAAGATACATTTAAGTTTAACATGACCACACCAGGTGTTGGTACTTACCAAGCAGGCGAAACTGTTTATCAAGGGTATTCAGCACAAACATCCACAGCATCAGCTAAAGTTATTTTGTGGCAGAATAATGTATTACACTTAACAAATATTAATGGTAACTTTGTATCGAGTGAGCCTATCATCGGTGTAGTTTCAAATTCAAATTATGTATTTCAATCATATACAAGTTCTTCTACACATTATGAAAAAGTGGCTAAAATTGTTATTACTCCAAATCCAGCCAATACTGTGAACGCTAACAGTAACTATACATATACCACCACAATAACGGAAGCTCCTAAACTATAAAATGAACGAACTGAATAAATCATTATCTGAAGTATTTGATGTTGAACCAGTAAAAGAAATCAAAAAAGAAAAACTTCCAGTAGTTCAACAAAACTATGATGATCCTGATATGAAACAGGACTTGACTGATGCGTATCAACAGTCAAAAGAAAACCTACAAGCTATCATTGACCAAGGCAAAGAAGCAATGGATGAAATACTTCAGATTGCTAAGGTTGGTCAACACCCAAGAGCATTTGAGGTTTACGGTACCATTCTTAAAAACATGGTAGATGCCAACAAAGAACTATTGGCAATTCAAAAACAAATGCGTGAGATGGATGGCAAAATTAAAGAATCAACCAACACCACAATCGATAAAGCTATTTTTGTGGGATCAACCAGTGAGCTTAGTAAACTATTAAAAGGCAAATTATAAAATGAAGTTATATGTGAATATTTGTTTTCATTATGTAGAAGAAAGATTAAAATACCTTGACAAGGTAATCAATTCCATTCAGGAAATTCCCACAAAAGAAACACTTATTATAGTTAATAGCAATGAACGCTTTGAATGTGAAGGTGTGGTTTATGTTGCTCATGGTTTAAAAGACCCATATCACCTTACATGGGAACATAAAAAGTATATGGCAGAGTTTTTAAAAACTGACTATACTCATTATGTGTATCTTGAAGATGATATGGAAATTACCAAACAAACAATGGATTACTGGATTGAAACAAGGCAACTGTTTAAAGAAAACAATGCCAACTTCTTACCAGCAATACACCGAATAGAATATGATAATGATGGTGTTCCGTATTCATTAGATTGTACCAAAAAAATTAACTTTATAAATCTTCAAAAAGTAATGATTGGTGATCAAGCATTTGCTTCTTTACCTGAACCCTATCAAGGTATGTTTATTATGGACCGAGAGTTGGTTCAAGAACACATGAACACACAATCATATTATATTGGCCAAAACAGAGGTTATGGCATTAGAGAGTCGGCTAATTTAGGAAATATGTATGAAAATATTCCTGATGGGTTTAATCACCGAGCATTGGTGCCTTTAGAGAAATTTGAAAGATGCTGGGTTCATCATAATTCTAATAACTATCAAGCCAACCTAAATACTCCACATGCTAAAATAAAAGTAGAAGAATTATTTAATGGCAACTAAATTAAAAGAATCGTATCGTGACAACCCCCTACTCAAACGGGTAGGTATTAATGTTAACTTTACGGAAGATCAGGTACAAGAATACATTAAGTGTGCTAGAGATCCAGTATACTTTACCAAATACATTAAAATTATTACACTAGATGAAGGTGTAACTGAATTTAAAATGTATGACTTTCAAGAAGAAATGATTGAAACATTCCATAAAAATCGTTTCGTCATTATGAAATGTCCTCGTCAGGTTGGAAAAACAACCACCACGGTTGCTTATCTTCTTTGGACTATTCTATTCCAAGATTCACAAACTGTTGCTGTTCTTGCTAACCGAGGTGAAACTGCTCGTGGTATTCTAGGCAAATTACAATTGGCTTATGAGAATCTACCTATGTGGTTACAACAAGGTGTGGTGGAATGGAACAAAGGTCGTGTGGAACTAGAGAATGGTTCTGTAATCATTGCTTCTTCAACATCATCTTCAGCCGCTCGATCAGGATCATTTAACATTGTATTCTTGGACGAGTTTGCTTTCGTACCAGGAAATATTGCCACAGATTTCTTTACATCAGTATATCCAGTTATTACTGCTGGTACCAAAACAAAGATTATTATTGTATCGACTCCAAACGGAATGAATTTATTCTATAAGATTTGGACGGATGCGGTCAATAAGAAAAACAATTATGTTCCGTTTGAAGTTCATTGGTCTATGGTCCCCGGTCGTGATGAGGTTTGGAAAGAAGAAACAATCCGTAACACTTCAGAACACCAGTTTCGGCAAGAGTTTGAAACTGAATTTCTAGGTTCTAGTAATACACTTATCTCTGGTCAGAAGTTACAACAACTGGTTTATAAAGATCCAATTGCCCAGCACGACAAGGTGATGATCTATGAACACCCTATTAAAGAAGATACAGAAAAACTCAAAGACCACCTGTATTGCGTTACCGTTGACGTATCAGAAGGTCGGAACTTGGATTGTTCAGCATTTTCAGTTTTTGACATATCTTCAACGCCATATCGTCAAGTGGCCACATATAAGAGTTCGTCAATATCTCCTATATTATTTCCAACCGTAATTCATAATGTAGCCAGAATGTATAATGATGCTTATATTTTGGTTGAAATTAATAATAATCCTCAAGTGGCTGACATTATTCACCAAGATTTGGAATATGAGAATCTTTGGAAGATATTTACAGGTAACAAAAAACCACAACAACTGCATTCAGGATTTGGCCGTGGAGTCCAAATGGGTGTCAAAATGTCGCCTGCGGTCAAACGAGTTGGCTGTTCAAACCTAAAGACCTTGATTGAAGGTGATAAGTTACAAGTAGTTGATTTTGATACCATTTCAGAATTAACCACCTTTGTGGCCAACAAGACCTCGTTTGCCGCTGAAGGCGATGCTAACGATGACATGGCCATGACACTAGTGTTGTTTGCGTGGGCAGCAACACAGAAATATTTTAAAGAAATTGTCAACCACGACATAAGAAAACAAATTCAATTGGAGAACATGAACCAATTGGATGACGAAACACTACCAGCCCCAATCATTGAAACAGGATTAGAAAGAGAGAATCTTGAGGTTATTGATGGAGATGTATGGGAAATTGCGGATGGCGGTGAAGTTTATGCTGGATTTATTCGAGAATCGATGAAGAATCTCTAAATACGGTCTTACATAAATATTATCATGGTATATTAACTGCCACAAATAACATCATATTCAAGGAGATAAAAAAATGGCATTCCAAATCTCTCCAGGCGTAAATGTATCCGAAATCGACCTTACAACGGTTGTTCCTTCGGTACTAACTACGGCCGGTGCTTTCGTTGGAGCTTTTTCGTGGGGTCCAACAAATAGTAGAGTTACACTCGATAGCGAAATTACTCTTGCTAGCCGTTTTGGCAAACCAGATAGCAATAGTTTCGTTTCATTCTTTACCGCAGCAAGCTTTTTAGCTTATGGTAATAATCTTAAAGTTGTTCGTGCTGTTAACGCCAACTCTAAAAATGCTGATTCCAATACTTCTTCATTGAATACACAAGTTGGAACAACGGCCGCATATGAAAATACATTCTTAAATGCAAACTCAGGTAGTCAATACGGTCCTTTTATGGCTCGTTATCCTGGTTCTTTAGGCAATTCAATAGCTGTTTCAATAATTGATGCTGGTGCAACATTCAGCACCTGGACAGTTAACGGTATAAACATATCTGGTTATTTTAACGGAGCACCAGGAACATCTTCACAAGCAACACAAGTTGGTGGTGCAAACGATGAAGTGCATATTATTGTTACTGATGCTAATGGTTTATTTACAGGTACAAAAAATACTGTATTAGAAGTTTGGCCATACCTTTCAAAAGGTTTAGATGCTACCGATTCATTAGGAAATTCAAATTACTATAAACAAGTAATTATGAATAGTTCCAAATATGTCCAGGCAATTGATCCAGTTGATTATGCAAACACAGTAGCTACTTGGGGTCGCACATTGGCAAACACCAATTTTGCTACAGTTTCAAGTGCTGTAACATCAACACTATCTGGTGGTTCTGATGCGGCTGTTACTGATGCTAACTATTCGACTGCTTGGGGTCAATTTGTAAGTGCTGATGAATCTGAGGTTTCTTTAGCAATTACAGGTCAAGCAACTATAACAGTTCAACAATATGTTATTGATAATGTGGCAGAAGCTAGAAAAGATTGCGTTGCTTTTATTTCTCCTCCTTCAGCTAACGTTATTAACCAAGCTGGAAACGAAACTAGTAACATTCTAGCATGGAATACTGCCTTGGCACGTTCTTCTAGCTATACTGTTGCTGATAGTGGTTGGAAATATATGTTTGACAAATACAACAACACATATCGTTATATTCCATTGAATGCTGATATTGCTGGTTTGTGTGTTAACACCGACAATGTTCGTGATCCTTGGTTCTCTCCTGCTGGATTTAGCCGTGGTAATCTAAAGAACGCTGTTAAGTTGGCATGGAATCCAAACAAAACCGACCGTGATAGTTTGTATGCAAAAGGTATCAATCCAGTAACAGCATTTGCCGGTCAAGGTATTGTGTTGTATGGTGATAAAACATTACAAGCTAAACCTTCTGCTTTTGATCGCATTAACGTCCGCAGATTGTTTATTGTGTTAGAGAAAGCTATTGCTACTGCTGCTAAGTTCTCATTGTTTGAATTTAACGATGAGTTTACCCGTGCTCAGTTTGTTGCATTAGTAACTCCATTCTTGCGTGATATACAAGGTCGCCGTGGTATCTATGACTTCCGTGTTGTTTGTGATACTACAAATAATACAGACCAAGTTATTAGTTCTAACCAGTTTGTTGGCGACATTTATATTAAGCCTGCTCGCTCTATCAATTTCATACAGTTAAACTTTGTTGCCGTTAGAACGGGTGTTGACTTTACTGAAGTCGTTGGTAAATTCTAATAAATAATACAACGATATAGGAGATTACAAATGGCATTCAACGTAGCAGAATTTAGAGCGAATATGATTGGTGACGGTGCCCGTCCCAATTTATTTCAAGTATCCTTAACTTTTCCAACAATTGCCGCCAACGGACAAGCTTCTAGCCAAAAAGCAACATTTATGGCTAAAGCTGCTCAGTTACCTGGTTCAACAATAGGTCAAGTTCCTGTGTATTACTTTGGTCGTGAACTGAAGTTTGCAGGTAACAGAACCTTTGCTGATTGGACATTGCAGATTATCAATGATGAAGATTTCACGATTCGTAACTCTATTGAATCTTGGATGAATTCGATTAACAGCCACTCAAGCAATGTTCGTTCTCCGGGTGCTCAAAGTCCATCTTCATACACGGTAGATGCAACGGTTACTCAGTATGGAAAAACTGGTAATTCTTTGAAAACTTACAAATTTGTTGGAATGTATCCACTCGATTTGGCACCAATTGATTTAGATTGGTCGTCAAACGACACTATTGAAGAATATGCAGTAACATTTGCATATCAATGGTGGGAAGCTGATACAACAAATTAATTTTATTATTCTACGGGGAGAACTTCGGTTCTCCTCATTATGTTTTTTTTGAATTGGATTAAAATACTATGGCAAATAAATTCTCACTTTTCGGTTTTACTATTGCTCGGAACAAGGATGAAGAAACCAAGTCCGTGGAGCAATCCTTTACGCCGCCGGCAAACGATGATGGTGCACTCACCATTACTTCTGCTGCTTATTATGGTACCTATGTTGATCTTGACGGCACAGCAAAAAATGATGTAGAACTTATTTCTCGTTATCGTGAAATGGCTATGCAACCAGAAATTGAGTCAGCAATTGATGATATTATTGGCGAAGCCATTTGTCAAGATGACGATGGTAAGATTATTAAAATAATTCTGGACGATTTAAAGCAACCAGATAAGATTAAAAATGCCATCAGAACCGAATTTAATACCGTTCTAAGGTTGTTAAATTATAACAACATGGCTCAAGATATCTTCCGTAGATATTATGTTGATGGTAGGATGTTTTATCACATCATTATCGACCGCACAAAGCCAATGGAAGGCATCAAAGAATTAAGATATATTGATCCACGAAAATTAAGAAAAATTCGTGAGGTCAAGAAGCAGAAGGATGAAAGAACTGGCGTTGAAATGATGGATTTAATAAATGAATATTATATTTTTAATGACAAAGTTACCACAGGTTCTTCACAAAATTTTGGTCCAATAGGTGTTCGTATTACGGTAGATTCTATTATTTCCGTAGTATCTGGCCTAATGGATTCTCGCAGAGCAATGGTGTTATCGTATCTACATAAAGCAATTAAACCTTTAAACCAATTAAGGATGATTGAAGATGCTACTGTCATTTATCGTATCAGTCGTGCTCCCGAGCGCCGTATTTTCTATATTGATGTGGGCAATTTACCTAAATTAAAAGCGGAACAATATCTCCGTGATATTATGGTTAAGTATAAAAACAAACTGGTCTATGATGCATCGACCGGTGAAGTTCGTGATGACCGTAAACATCTTTCCATGTTGGAAGATTTTTGGTTACCTCGCCGTGAAGGTGGAAAAGGTACAGAAATTACTACATTACCTGGTGGTCAGAACCTAGGTGAGTTGGAAGATGTTAAATACTTTGAGAAGAAACTATATAAGGCTCTTAATGTTCCAGTTTCAAGGTTAAATCCTGAAACTTCTGGTTTTTCTCTTGGTCGTTCCAATGAGATTACCCGTGACGAATTAAAGTTTGCAAAGTTTGTAGATCGGTTGCGTAATAAGTTTGCCGATATGTTTGACCAAGCAATGCGGATTCAATGTGTTCTCAAAGGTATTTGTACCAATGAAGAATGGGATGAATTCAAAGAAAACATTCATTACGATTTTATTAGAGATAATAACTTTAGTGAATTAAAAGAAGCAGAATTAATGACCAATCGTTTGACTTTATTGCAATCGGTTGATCCTTATACTGGTCGTTATTTTTCTCAATCGTGGATTCAGAGAAACGTATTACGTTTATCCGATGATGAAATTAAATCCATGGAAGGTGAAATTGCTGACGAGAAAGAAGCTGGTTTAGGTTTACCTGTAGGTGTTATGAATGATGTGGCACAACAACAGATGATGGCTAATGTTCCACAACAGCCAGGTAATCCGTTGGATATGAAACACGCTTTGGAGTTACAGGATAAACAAGCTAGTCAGCAAAAAGAAGAAACAACCATTACTAGATTAAAAAGAATATTATAAATATTTGATTGGAGAATAAAAAATGACAGATACAACTAGAAATATTATAGATTACGCACAAGATGAAAATGCAATTGGTTTCAAAGATGCGTTATATGCTTCCATTCATGATAAAGTGACAGCACATATTGAAGCACAGAAACAACAAGTGGCTCAAAGATTAATTGAACCACAACAAGATTCAGTAGAGGCCGAGGATCCGCCAGTTGAAAACTCTTAAACAGTTTATGGCCGAAGGCCACCATCAAGAAAAACAAATGGATCCTCCAAATGTTTTGATTATGAAACGTAAGTCAATTAGGCAATTTCCTAATGGCCAACGGGTGGCATTATACTATGTGGATAAGATTAATAAATATGTAACAGTACCTTATACTGCGATGCAATGGGGTTCAACATCTCCAACGTCATCGGCAACGGAAGAATAATAATAGGATAAAAAATGGCTATTTCAAATACAATACAAACGATAATCGATACTCAAAAACGCACAGTCATTAAGCGTGTTGGTATTATTGATACTGATGAAAATGAAACCGTTATTATTGATCCTAGAACACTATCTAATTGTTTAAATGCCAACGGTGCTTTTTATCAAGCTGGCAATACAACAGCTCCAGGTTTTGCTAACTCCGCTTTTACTGTTGCTCGGGTTTTGGCTTCGGTTGATGCTGAAGTTGGACATCTACAAATCAAATGGCAAGGTACAACTTCATCGGCAACATTGTTTGCTTTAGGTGTTGGTTCAACCGATACCAATCCAGCATATCAATTTCCTGTAATAGGAAACAATGCTGTTGGACCTACAGGTAACCTAACAATTAAATCGGTTGGTACAACAACCAACGCAGCATATACAGTAATTATTGAACTACATAAGAATGGACAGTATTTCAATGGTGGCCAATTGAATGATCCAGCAGCATTTAACTATCCTCCTTATGGTAATTTGAACACATAATGAGTGGGTTTGTTTCTAAACTTCTATCTAATAACCTTGTAGAAGCTAAGAATGTGTTAGATGCAAGAATTAAAGAATTGGTTAATGAGAAAATTAACCAATTAAAGTTGCGTTTGGCAGCTGAGGTATATGAAGGCTGTGGTGTAGAAGTTGATTTTGTTGTAGAAGAATTATCTGAAGGCAATATTTTACGAATGGGTCGAACCAAAATGATTCGGGTTCGGATTCGTAGGGGTAAGGTCCAAAGAAGGGTTAAGAAGTCGGCTGTTGCGGGTTATGTAATGCGTGGTGGTAGATTAACACGGATGACTTCAATGGAACGCAGGCATCGCAAGATGGGTGCCAGAAGGTCGAAGTTTAAAAGGCGTGCCAAATTAAGGCAGTCACTAAGAAAAAGAAGAATGTCTTTACGAAAAAGAACGGCAATGGGACTATAATGAAACTCATTAAAGAAATTAACGAAACAGTAA